TGGCGCGATTGTCGTCGTTGTCGGCGCGATTGTCGTCGTTGTCGGCGCGATTGTCGTCGTTGGTGCGATAGTGGTCATTATGAGTTTTTGATGCTAATTCCAGCAAACACGCTATTTGTTCTAATTGGCGCTGAGTAACTAAGCACAGTGATTCCAGACGAATATGTCGCACTAATAGGATTTGGGACACTAGAGATGTTACGAGCGGAGACTTTTAAAGTGAACCTTCCAGCCTGTGTTTGATCTGTGAACACGGCAAATAATCCAGTTGTTCGACCAGTTAGAAAACTGTATTTTGGTGTTACTAATTCGTAATCATAGTGAGTCGCTCCATTTACTGCTGTCCAAGAACCCGATAAATCAATTGCATCAGCTTGCTGATCATAGTTTCCAGTAGAAAAAGATTGGATAACTGGGTAACTAAGTTGATACAGATTATTCTGGGAGATTGTTTCCAGCCCTTGGGTTGGAGCCGATACGTTTGGATAGTTATTATAAAAATCCACTAAAGATTGGCCGCTTTCAATACTTCCAAATTTACCAGTATCAAATTTGATAGCGGCAACCTCATATTCAATAGGAGAGTTTTCTTTTATACTAGTAAGTTTATAAATTTCTTGCTTGAGTCCAGATAAGGTAATTGAATAGATACCTCCAGCCTTAGCCTTGTCTAGTAAGGCGATATTTTCGCCCGTTGGATTTAAATATAAGTAGCAACCGTAATCAAGATTGTGATAACCTGTTGTTTTAAAAGTGGCGATTTGAGGAACGTCATTTGAATAAAGCTCATTCATTGCGAGCTTAGACGGACTAACGGCCATGTCATAATAATCGCTGTAAGTTTTTTGCCCCGTAGGAATAAAAAGACTCACTTCATTAAGGTAATCGCCGCTTTTAAACTGCTCATCTAATCTTAATATTTTTTGTGCCGTATCAATTTCTAATACTCGACCAATGTTCTTTTGCAAAGATTTTAAATCATCTTCGATTGAGATTAAGTCCCCAGGCCGACAAGCAAGAACTTCAGGCCCACAACCAAATGAGACAGCTTGATTTTCATTAACTGTTGAATAGATAATATGCTTGCCAATACGATTAGCATGAGCGCGAGAAGTCACGCCGAAAGTATCAATATCCGCTCTTAGAACACCGCGTTTTTTAATATCCTCTGGATCTTCAATATATTCTGTTTTAACTTTAAAGCCGTCATCCCTATCAAAGTAACTAACCTCTAAAGTATTATACTGTTGGTCGCGTCTAGAATTAGTGTAGTTAAATAATCCATCCCGAACATTTTGATTATTGAAAAAATAATTCGGCAATTTCACTCGGTCATCTGTAAAATCAATGTAAGAATTCGAGTAAAAAATATTTCCTCTGAATGAAGAAACAAGATTTTTAATAGCATCAAAAATATTTGTTTTATCAGCAATAACAATATTGCATGAATATCTAGGCTCCAATCCTCCGCTAGAGCTAGGAACTCCATAAAAATAACCATCCTCATCTACTGCATCGCAAAATCTGCCAATTTTATAAAGCTCCCAAATATTAATTTGGTCAGCGGAAACATAATTTCCCATGCCATATCGAGTATTTGTCAAAAGGTCAAAAACAATCCATGCTGGATTATCCGACCACGCTTCTTTAAAAGTCCCATCCCAATCTCCATTATAAATTAATTTATCAGCTTTCGCGGCATTTGAAAATTCAGCATTTGTTTTATAAAATCTTTTATCTTTTCCATCCGCGTACAATGGATAATAATTAGTGGGTATCATTATGCGCTTTAATCTAACATCATATGATCTTGGCGGCATAGAGGATAGTGTTCTCGCGTCTAATTTAACGCCGACAATCGCCGTGTTTGGATATGAAAATCTACTATCAATAATTTCTGTAACCTTTTCGAGCGATATTTCTCTTCGAACTAAAGATGAGTAACTTTCATATGTTGTTCTAGTAACTTTTACATACCTAAATGATCCATCAACTGACTCTGGAAGGGTTAGTGGGTAAGCTATATTCTCAGTTCCTTGGATGAATCTCGCATAATTTGATATACTATTAGCATTTTCTGTTCTTCCAATATCAATAAGAGCGGGACTTTCTGCGATGCCGACAACCTGATAAACTAATGATTTTGATGGCACTTGATCAACTCCATTAGAATCTTGCAATCCAATTTCAATTTTAAATTTAACAGCGGACGGTATTTTTGCTCCAATATCAACTTTTTCTTTTGTGCCGTCCAGCGTTTTCGGTGTTTCCGCAGTGTCGGATAAGGCGCGTATACCCATGGTCAAGAAAACATTGGAAACATTAGGATTCCTAACAACATGAATAACGGAATTTGGCTCCTCATCAAATTGAGACATTGATGATTCACTCCATCCAGAGTAACTTTTATTTGATCTACTGTCTTGAGAACCTTCTACTGTGGATAGCAGTAAAATTGTGACAGCTAAAAGAGCTTTATTCCTAATGATTATCTCCCCTCCCCATCCATCATCTCCAGTAAATTGTAATTTTGCACTAACCCATTTTGCTGGCCTTCCTGGTTGCGCACCAGCCCCTGGACTACCTTTATCATACCAATAATAAGTGGCTGTAAAAGTAAAGTTCTTATTTTGTTGAGTAATACTTACATAATAATAAGTCGTAGTAGATGTAGTGTATTTGATTGCTATTGAAAAATTATCCTCACTAGTCTTCGATAATACTATTCTTTTATAATTAGAAAGATATGTAAATAAGCCCTCAACAGCAAAGTAATATTGCCCATCTTTCTTCAAAAAACCCTCCAATCCCCATAATTCCTCAAGGTAATCTAGCTCCTCTTCGCTAATTAATTTTTCAGAAGAGAAAGCTGTTGTGGTAGCGCTGGTTTCTAAAAGTCCTTTTATTTTTCCGCTTGCATTTGCTTTATTAAAATCAGTCAATTTTAAAATTTGGCCTTGATTAGAGAATGGGCCAAGTAATTTAATTCCATATATCTTATCCAAATATGTTTTATCGAAAAAACCTAATGGCAGTTGCAACTCTTCTCCGTTCCTAATTTCTGCTAAAATATTTGAATAATTATATTTTGCTTGATTATAATCTAAAATATGTAAGTTTTTAATATTCTCTCTCAAAGATATTAAACTTTCTTTTGTTGGAAAACTATTTTGATGTACGCCAAATAAATAAAGATAACCTGCTAATTCGAGATTATCTTCTTCCTCAAAAGTGCTGTTTCTATATAAAAAACTTGTATCAATATTTTTCAACGGCCTGACTATTCTAGTTTTCCCAATTTCTGAAATTTCTAATGGTTGAAAAATTTGGTTTGAAATATCATTTTCAAGATAAAAGCTAGTTTCTTTACTTACTGGAAGATTTAAAATTTTTTGAACAGGTTCAGTGGATCTGTAAATATTACCAAGATTAATTTTAACGCAAAAAAATGGAAAATCTGTAGAGATTGGGTAGTCTTTTAATAACTGATTTTCGATTATAGAAAGACTAGAAAACGCATCGTACTTTAAAAGTTTTTGTTTTGCAATAGCTGCTAAATCAGAAGGTATCGAAGAATCATCAGAAAACCGCCTCAAAGTATTAATCCCTAGGAAAATTGCCTTGGATATATTTTTTTTGCCGTAAATTATTTCCGCGCTTAATTTATCATTTGATACCTTAAATGATTCGTATGGATTATTAACGCTTGAAGATGGGTCATAAGATGTTTTAACAAGAGGTAAATTATTTAAAGATAAATCTTGAAATAAATCCACTAAACCACTGCGCTGTTAATTGTTGAATTATGTCACCCAAGTAAACCGTTGACCTGCTAATTGAAGGGTCCATTGGGTTCATTGTTTTTTTAACAGGCACATCATCAATATAAACACCTTCAAAAATACGATAACCATCAAGATGTTGGCCATTTTGATTGACGATCCCTTCAATCGGCCCCTCACTTAAAGCATCTACTGATTCTGAGTAGCTATACGATGTTAATGCAGTTAAAGCGCCAAGTTTTGGTGGGTTTAAAACTGGCGGCGGCGGCGGATCTCCTTTTTCAGGTTTACCTCCAGCGCCAAAAATACTTGAAAAGTTTTTCTTTAAAAAATGGTTCATTGATTAGTTTGGATTGCGCTTTGTCTATCAATAATAGCCATTTGAGATAATCCTCTTTTTGTAGATAACTCTGAAAACTCAGACGCGATAGGTAATGATGATTTTTCATCAAATTTAGCTGGGAAACTCTTAATAGTAGATTGAATCACCAAAGAACCAATTTTTAATCTTCCATAGGCAATAGGCACTGGATTCCCTTGTTCTGTCACGTTTTCTCCAGAGCTAAATAAGAAAGATTTATTAAATGCGTTAGATGCGGCAGAAGCTGAGCCAACATCTACCTTTTGTTCTTTTTGCATTAAATTAGAAATGCCGTATGATACGGCAGCGGTTCCAACAGCAATTAGCACTCCTGTCCAAAATGCAGAAGTAACAACCCCTGCATAACCAGCCACAGCAACAACTGCGCCCACAACAGCAATTGCTCCAGCCGCGCCAGAAACATATGGAACAATATGTAATTCTTTTGCGCGGGTTTCTAAGCTTAAATTGCTAGAAAATCTTCCATCAATCACAACAGAATAATGTGCTCCTTTTTTTGACAAATCTAAGAGTCTATTTAAAAATCCATTTTTGTTAGCATCAATAGCTAAAACGCAATCGCGTGGACGCCCTAGCGAAAATTTAAATTTGCGCCCAAACTCTTTCCCAAGTAATCCATGTAAATAAACCGTTGTCATTTTAATACCTCACGTACCTTGGTAAGATTTACACTACTAACATCACAATGAGCAGGTTCATAAAAACCAAATTTATCTTCGCATAAAGAATATACAAGAAAAGGCAAGCAGCAGTTTTCCGCAGTTATTTTATCCCATTCTGAAAATTGAGAATCTCCATAGATATGAGAATGAAATATTGCCAACATTTCACAATCATTTTGAAATAGCCACATTTCTAATGGATCAATAGCAAAATAGTTTTGAGGATCTGGAGAGCGATTTTTAACAATTTTTGTAACTGGTTTTTCATTTTTCAATCCCCACAAACCAACAATTTCTTGATTTGTATGAGCTAAACTTTCGTTTTTAAAAAAATCTAAACAGGATTTAAAATTTTCGATCATTGCGTTCCTTTGCTGTATTTATCTGTTGCTGGGAAGCCCCCAAATGGTAAATACTTTTCGCTCTCCAATAAACCATATGATAATGGATTAGGAATAGTTACATTGCCAGTATAAGCGATTCCTGTAGCGACATGGTGTTGATGGCAAGCTTGAATGGTTTTTTGACATCCATCTTTACTCCATATCAAAGAGTTAATTGATGGCTGGTTTACTTCATTAGAAGTATGATTTTCGTTAGCTACAAAATAAGTTCTAAAGGGATCTTTATTAGTTGGGACATAAGCTATTGACCCAGCAGCATAAGCTTTCCCATATTGCCATTCAAATTCGCTACTTTGAAAATTAAATTTGTTAATCGGTGCAACTGGAAATGCGGAACCATCTTCTTTTTTTACTGGCGGACCCCAAAAATTGCAACCACAACCTCTATACTGCCAATTGCAATATCTTGGAGATACTGATCTTGCTGGAACAGTAAAATCCGTGACATCAAATGGAGCGGTACATTCGAACTCAACTATTTGGCGATTTTCACCAAGTTTTTGGGAGACAACAAAAGTATCAACGATTTCTTGGGTTGGATCTGGCGAGCCAAAAGGATTTTCGCCACCATCAAAATTATTATCATCAATAAATCTAATTTGAGTTCTGACTCTGGCAATTTTAGCATCTTTTAAATCGTTCTTCTTTCGAAGAATTTGAGATATTAACAACCCCTCATTAGAAATGCGCAATTTTGGCCGCTGCATTCTATCTAAAATAGATGTTTCAAGATTTTCAAATTCAATAGGCAAAGGATTATATTGAACTCCTTGCCAGAAGATTGCGCCACCATAGCCATTACTAGACGAACACATGGGGTAATAACTACTAGGCTCATTTATAGGATCGTAATACAAACGGAATAATTCAACCTGCTGACTAGCTGGGTCGTTTAAGGATAATAATCCTGCGATAAATTTTTCTGATAGAGCCATGATCCTTGGTTAGTATATAATAGCAACCTGTGACTGTTTTACACCATAAAAACCCAGAATGGTTCTTGATTTCAAATCAAGAACTAATTAGTACTAGAGAAAAAGTTTGGCCCCTCTTTTTGGATTTCTGCCTAAAAAGAAATCCATTGCCAGAATTTAATGGACAACTTTCTGAAAGGCAAAAGAAAATTTCGGACTATTTCCGATCTTCTTTTACTATGGAAAAGGATCTAGCCTTAAGAATTGAAAACGGAAACCTAACTGGCTTTGTTCTTTTTGACCCTCAAAATTGGAGCTTGGAGGGAGATTTCCAAGAGAGAACAATTGAATTAGTAATCGCAGGATCAAATTCCAAAAAACCATGGGCCGATTTAAAAGATTTTAAAATTTTAGTTGAGGCTTATAAAAAACACAAAGGATGTAATTTTATTGCAATGAACATTCGCAGACTGTGGAAGGGTGAAGAATTCAAGAATTATTGTTATAAACTAGGATTCAAGGAAAGTCAAGGATTATTCTCTATATAATGGAACATAAAAAATTTAAACACAACCTTGACAACCACGACTGCTCAGAAATGGGCTTTTCAGCGGAGGTAATTTTTAAACAATTAGCCGAAAAAAAAGGCTATTCTTTGAGAATCGCTGGCCGCGAAGAGCAGTTTTCTCATGTTGACTTCATCTTGAATAAAGATGGGAAAGAGTGGAGAGTCGATGTAAAAGGAGCGAAAAGAAAAAAAAGAACGGACGAATCGGTAGATTATTCAGTGATTTGGCTGGAATTTCTCAACGGCCATGGCGGAGAGGGGTGGTTAACAAAAGAAGGCGGATGCTCTCACATTGCGTTTGAGCTTGAAAATGAATTTCTTCTTGTTGGAAGAAAAGACCTGAAGGATTTGTCGGAAAAACTGTGTGATTTAGAAAAAAAGGTTGACTCTGCAAAAAAAGCGTTGTATTGTGGATATAAGAGATTCGGACGACGAGATTTACTTAGTCTCATTAAAACCGAAGACCTTAGACAGATACAACATTCAATATGGCCCAAAAATCCTTAACAGTATAAAAACACTATGGAATTAAAATACAATAAAGACGGAAAACTTGAATTCGACCTTCATTCCCTACTTGAATGCGCTAAAGACGAAACTCGCGTGGAATTGATTGAAAGTTTATCGTGTGACGAGGCTGTGATTAAGCATGTGGTAGATCAAATTCTTGATGGGTGGACTGAAAATATGTTTGCTGGCACAACTGCTTGTGGACAGAATGCAAAACCAATGTACGCACTTGATATTGCTCGTCGAGAAGTTTCCAAACGTAGTTCGGAAGTGGCGAAAAAAACAATCGAGGACTTGGAACAAACAATTGAACGCCAAAAGCAAACCATTCGCAAATACGAAGAGGAAGAATGGAAAAGAATTGACCGACAAACAAGAAATTATTAATTATGATTGAAGTAATTAAAATTTTAAATTACGGCGGCGCTTGCCCTTTTCAAATCGACGCATTAACAAATGACAATAGAAGAATCTACGGTCGTTATAGGCATGGCTATCTTCGCGTTTATATCAGCAAAACTGGTGACTTAACAGAGGATGGGGCGATTGACGGCGATTTGATTGATAGGCAAGACTGCGGAAAACCTTTTGACGGATACATGAGTCTGGAAGAGTTTAAAGAAAAAACAAAACACATTTTTATTTGGCCAAATGAATAATTTTAAACAACTAAAAGAAAAACTCCAACGCTGGGAAAAACTAGCTTTATACAGTCATTGGGTGCATTTAATAAGCATGATACCTTATCTTTTGGAAAAGACATGGGGCACTATTCCATTAGTTATTGGAAGTTGTTATGTATGCGTTTGTTATTATAAATACGCAGATACACGCCACAAGTTCAGAAATTTTGGGGATAATGATTAATCCACTTAGCCAGTTAATCGGCAAACCATTCATTAATACGATTGTATATTATCGTAATCCAAAATGTGCATCCTCATCTATTTACGCCGCTTTACGAGAGAGAAATTTATTTTGGCGCGAAAAAAAAGTTCTTGACGAAAAACTTCGTGGCAATAAAAAGTATCAAGGATTATTCGATCCATCTCACGCCCTTCCAGAGGAAGCAGCAAGAATCTTCGGCTACAGAGCATTAGAGAATTTTTTTTCTTTTACCTGCGTAAGAAATCCATTTGATAAGCAAGTCTCGCAGTGGAGTTTTTCTCGCGGAAAAGGATGGGGTAAATTATATGGAGTTCCAGATGACGGAAAATTTAGTGACTGGTGTGAACTTCTATACAAAAAAAAGGACGATAAAAACTTTTGGCCAGTAATTAAACAAACAGAGTTCTCTCATTTTAGGCCGCTAAAATACATTATAAAATTTGAAAAACTACAGGCAGATTGGAAAAAAATGATAAAACAATTTGACATCTGCGGATTACCTGATACTTTACCCCATGAAAACTCAACACAGCACAAAGATTGGAGAGAATACTATGGAGAAACAGAGCGTCAAATCGTTCTAGAATTATTCCATAATGATTTCGAACATCTAGATTATTCACAAACAATATGATTACTAAAATTACATTTATCGGCACTAATCACGCAACTGAACATTTAAGAGATAAGACTTTTGATTGTTCTATTCATCATATTGGCGAAGATATGCACCAAATTTTTATTGAGGCCGAACAAAAGTCCTTTCTTTTGGATATTAAGGGCTGCATTATCCAAGACAATGTTCAAATCCACGGCATCCTTCAAGATGGAGATTCCGTAGGTCGAGTAGCAATTCAATTATCATAAAAATGTTCTTTAATTTCAAAAATCTCATCTGGGCAATTCTGCTTTCTGGAGCAACTATTTTAACCGCCGATTCGGTTAAAACGCTGGCAAAATACCAACAAATCTTTGCTGATAAAAAAATCACCTTGACAGAAAAAATGTCATGGCTAGAATACATCTCACTTAGAGAAAAGAAGGGGTTTGTAAAATTTGAAAAATAAATTAATTGATAGAGCTTTCGATACTGCTGCGTTAATAATATTGGCAGCATTAAGTTTTTTAAGCTGGGTACAGCAA